TACTTGGTGATTTCTTCAGGGTTGTTGAAGTTCATTGGCCCATACCTCCCATGCGGTACGCCATACGAGCAGCAAGCTGTTGACCAAGGAAGTCTTCAGCTCTTTGAAGGTTGCTGTACTCAATCGGAGCAGCTGCAGCAATTAGTTCATTGTTTTTTTGAATCGCAGCGGCTGCTTCCAGATCATTACTAAATTCTCCGGTATACATCTGAGAAGCAGCTGCATTGGCTTGACCTAATGCGTTCGCTTCGTTGTTTGTACCGAGAGAAGATCCGTAAGTCGGGCTTGTGACTGACTGGCTCTGCTGATTCATTTCAGGTGAAACCAGCTGGCCTTCACGGTTGATCAGACCCTGACGAAGCATATTTTCGTAAGCCATTTGGGGGTTGTCTCTAGCGAATGCAGCTAAGTTTCCAGCCATCTCTTCATTTGCCGCTGTTGTCTTGATCGCATCCACAATGGCTTGGAATTCGCTTCCCTTTTCTTTTGGTTGAAGGGACCGAACGAAACGGGCTCGATCAGCGTAGTAATCACCAATATTGGCGTACTGTTCTGGTGACTTAGGAGCCATGGCTCGGATCGTCGCAGCAGAAACAGGATCCGATTGTTGAATCGCTGTGATCTTGTTTTCAATGTCAGTGTTAAGGGCACCTGCCTCTTCAGGTGTTAAAGCTTCAGGAAGCTCACCGCCTCCTCCCATGTACTCACCAGCATCGGGAGCTTGATCAATTGACCCATAAACTTCACCCATCGAAGGCATTTCACCTTCAGGAACAGAAGCATTATTAATACGATTACGAAGAATCTCTCCCATTCCCACGGTCAGAGCACCGGCACCAACAAGGCCAGTATTACGCGCCTGACGTGGATCCATGGTGAACTCAATATCATTGAGATCCATCATCTGCACACCTTGAGGACGCATTGGGTCCTGCTGTGCTCGCATGCGAGCGATGTCATTAGAAGTCAGTCGTCCGCCGGGTGACCTAACTAATGCGCTTGGATCGAACTCGGTAATCACTCCAGATGTGTCTCTGCTCTTCCGACCACCCATACCTGGAGCGACCATGCGCTCAACTTCGCTCATGACTTCGCGATTAGATCGGAAGTCAAGAGGAAGATCGCCTTGACCAGGAGAAACTTCAACTTCAGTCTCACGAACAACTGTCCGACGAGGAGAACTTGGATAAGCACCTTCCATCATCCGGCCACCGATTCTCGTACCCGGTTCGGTGACTCTCCCGGTGGAAGAGAACATCGTGCCAGGAGCAACCGTACCAGCAGGATTCCGCATGCCACGGATCGCTGGTTGGAAAATGTAATCGGCAGAAGTTGACTCACGAGGTCCCTGCATTGGACCGATCTCACGGCGCAGTTGCTGGAGTCGACGAATCGCGGGGGAACCTGCGGGAACAGGGAATTCAGGTTCAGGAGCAGCGCCTAAATCTGCACGAGTCGGAACTGAGCGCTGACCCATTGTGATGCCGCCTGCATCACGGACTTGTTCACCGATCCGAGTGGGTTGAGTTGCACGAACCGCAGATCGTGTCTTTTCTGCTGCCTTGGAGCCACCTGCTGAATAATCAACAAGAATATCTCCTAATTCCCTTGCACCGGGCACATTACTTTCCCTAAGCATGTTGCCAAGGGGTCCAAGTAGATTTCCTTGTTGGATACGCCGAAGTAACTCTGCACTCTGTTTTGCCTTAGACACAGTCAAGTAAGCGCTTTTCTAAAATAAGTTTAGCGCCAATTATCTCTAAAATAAATTCTGTCAGAGCGTGACACGTCAGGAGGACCAGGAATTGCCTGGATGAACTCACCACCTGAACGCTCAAAACGATAACGAGAAGCAACAGGATCCCGATAGTTAGGGACGTAAAGCATTTGAGCTAAACGATCACACTCATACATGTAGTTCTCGCGCCACACACGAGCGGTTTCACGTTTGTCTTGAATGTTGATCGAACGTGAAACGTCACCAAGGATCGTTTCCTGGCGGCTCGTTGCTTTACCAGTTGCAAGTTCAGTAAGACGCTCAGCTTCCTCACAACGCTCGATCTGTTGCACGATCTTGTCGTTGTAGAACTCACTTGGAATGCTGTTACACGCTTCTACAAGTCTTGCGTAATCACCTGCAGGTTCAGTGGCGATGTTATAAGCGAGGTGATAAGCTACACGACTAAAGTTGTAGTCATCTAGTTTATAACCAAATACCTGCGCTGGATTACGCGTTATCTGGTTAATCGCAGCGTAAATAACCTCACGCTTCGAAGCGTCTGTTGTCGTGGCGTTGAAAGTTACACCCTGCTGAGCCAGATAACTCTGGATCTGCTCTAGTTCGTTCTGGGTTAACTGCGCCACGGTTTATAAAACATATATGTTTTTATTCTACAAACACATCTCCAGTAGCAAAAACTTCATCCCAATCAATCCGCTTTACAGCTTTAAGTTGATCGAGTTTGATAAACTTCTCACCAGGAAGACCTTGTTTAAGTTCAATAATTTCCTTTGCGGTCTTGATTCCCACTCCAGGAAGCACCTGAGTTAACCCCTCAGCAGTGAGGGTATTGAGATTGATCCTGTTGTCAGTAGGCACCTGCGGTTTGACAACGACCTTCTTCTCAGCCTTTGGTTGAGAAACTTTTCTTCGTCCACGGCGCGAAAGCCCTTGATTGACGCCCTCGTCAGAACCTTTATCTTCTTCAAGAGGCTCCGTCACTTGGTCTTTATGTGCAAAAAATACTTTGCCTGACGTGTCAGAGCGAACCATGAAGTACTCACCGTCGTCATGAACTGACAAGACTGTGATTTTGATACCACTGGGTGTGTAGATTTTGCTGGTCATAACAATCACTATACGGACAGTAGCTTATACCAGATACCTCTAAAATAGTGAAATACGTAGTGAACCAATGCCAAATTTTCGTGTAGCTGGAAAATTTATGAAAGCTATTCCTTATCTAGGAGACGCCTTTGGGGTGGGTTTGGAGTTGATCAACCCAGACGAACCGAATATGGGTCAACGGATGAAAAACGCTGGAATAGTTGGTTTAGGTGAAGTAGGAGCTTCTGTTTTGACAGGTGGTTTGGATTTCGTTCCTGACGTGTTTGAAATTGCAACTGAATTAGGAGTCGAGACGGACGATCCAGTTATTGATCGGCTACAAAAAATCTCTCCTCTTCTCAACCCGGAACACTACCTTCGTAAGCTTTCTTACGGTGGTCCTCACGAGGCTACTGATGCGCTTCTTGAAAAAGCTAGAGAAGATGCACTGACTCCAGCAGAAGATCAGTCGATCATGGGTCGAATTAATCGGATGCGTACTCCCGCTTTTGGTGGCCTGATGATGCCAATGCGTTAATTATCTTCGCTTGAGACACCTGCGTCCCACAAAGGTCCAAAGCGTTGATCTTTGACTTTTTCAAGATTCTCTAAAAATTTGGCTCGTTTCTCCCAAGTGTCTCCTTCCTCAGAACCTTTTTCAGGGTTAATGCACTTAGGGCTGTTAGCCATATTGCAAACTAAACCGGCTAAGTCTTTCTCGTTACCTTTTGCACCCGTGGCCCAGTAGTGCTGTCCGTTTAACCAACAAGCACCGCACTTTTCACACTCTTTTCTTTCAAGTGAAAGACTTGAGACCTCATTCATAGTGTTTAAAACTATGTCTGATTTAGGCTAGAACACCTATAAATCTTTAACAGTTCTGATTATTAAATAAACACAAAAAAAAGACCCCTCCCAAAGGAGAGGTCTGTTCTCGTCCGTCCTAAGGATATCAGGAAGGGGAGGTGCTGGTGTAAGTCGAAGACTCGACCAAACCGTCAGGTTGCAGAGCAACGTCCTGACGCTCGGGGGGTTCATCGGGGATGATCCAGCAGACTTCGCAGATTGCGAGAGCCTTGTCATCACCAGACAGCTTGTTGGCTTCAGCGCGGGGATCGTAGATACCGGAGCCCTGAGCCAGACCAGAAGCGGAAGCGCCGCCCAGGTCGGTCGTGGTGAAGAGCTTCCACTGAGTCTCAGAACCCAGAGCAGACAGGCTGCTGGAGTCGATGATGTTGGTGGAAGCGGTGCTGCCGTTAGCGATAGCGCTATTGGAGCCGGTGAGGGTGACACCGAACTGACCAGAAACGACAGTGCCGTCGTCTTTCAGACCTTCGCCCACAGCGGGAACGAGAGTCAGCTCAGGGGTGGTGTCGGCACCGGCAACGCCGGAGCTAACAAGGTCGCCACCGCTGAGACGCAGGGATGCGCGATAGACGTAAGCAGTAGCCGGAACCTTGATGCCATCGGTGATATCAGCCCGGACATCCTTGTGGAAGTCGGGAGAAGGAACGATGACGTCGCCGTTCAGGAAGGGCTGCTCAGCGCTGTTCTGACCAGAGCCATAAGGCTTGGTGTAGTAGCTCATCTGGTTAGACGTGCCCAGAGCTTGATAGCTCATGTCCACGTAACCAACGGCCTGTTGTGCGATCCAGCCAGGCTGGAAAACAACACCGACAGGGCCGCCGATGGGCTGGTTGGTCAGGGTAGTAGAAACGCCGTTAGCGTTTTCATACTGAACTGACTTTTCTTCGTGCCAGTAACGAAGAACGTTGGTGTAGTTGCCAGGATAGATCTTGGCAACGTGAAGCTGGTTAGAGTTGATTGCCATTGTTAGTTACCTCCTCAAGCGTCGAAAGAGTAACCAACGGACACGAAGTCTGCATTAAGCAGTTCGAATCCTGCATACAGCGACCAGATCATCTGAATGAAACGACTAAAGTCGTCGTTGTTGTTCAGAAGCACCTGAGCGTTGTTGCCACCGATGCCGACGCCGACAGATTGCGGGCCAAAGAAGATACCGATCGCAGCGTTGTAGTCCTGCGTAGTACCAGCGATGGTGGCGTTTTGGGTCTGGGAAGGCATGTTGGTGGATTCGAAGAATCGCACGCCCTCGAAGACGAATCCCGTAGGCATAATCGGCTCACCAGCCACGAAGCTGGCTTGACCGAAGCCCTGACCCATGTAGATAGCAGCGTTAGGCTGCATAGCTGACATGAGGGGATTGATTTGACCGTTACCGGGGTAGCGGGC